GAGTCTATGCTCATTAGTAAAACTGCCACCAGTATAGAAGATTCTAATTTTATTGGACAACGAGTTTTTAAAACACGATCAGAACTTATTGATATGGGTTTTGATAAAAAATTAGTCAATGAATTAGGTCCTGCTGATGAAGATATTTATAATACAGAAGCAGTTACAAGAAGATCATTTGATGACCAAACAACACCACAAGATTTTCAAAACATTGATCCTTTATTAACAGTTGTAGCAGTAACAGACTGTTATATGAAATGTGATTTTGATAATGATGGTATTGCAGAACTTAGACACATAGTCGTAGGGGGTTCTAGTCAAAATGTTTACAACATATTAGAGAACGAACCGATTGAAGAAATCCCTTTTGCTATGGTTACAGCAATTCCAATGCCACACAGGTTTTTTGGTCTATCAATTTATGATTTAATTGGTGATGTGCAAGAGATTAAAACAACACTTCTTCGACAGACACTTAATAATGCTTATTTACAAAACAACGCAAGAACAGTTGTAGTAGATGGTCAAGCAAACATTGATGATATTTTAAATTCAAGAGCAGGTGGTATTGTTAGAGTTAAATCACCTAATGCAGTAACGCCTCTCCAAGCACCAAACTTTATGCAAGAAGGTCTTGCTATGATTGGTAAGGTTGACGAAATAAGAGAAGCTAGATCAGGTGTATCTAAAGTACAAATGGGATTAGATTCAGAAGCTATTAATAAATCTCATACAACAGCTACAAGTGCAAATGTAATGATGAACGCTTCAACACAAAGAATAGAATTATATGCTCGTAACTTTAGTGAAGGTATTAAAAGAATGTTTCAAGGTATCTTAACTCAAGTATGTAAGTATCAAGATCAAGAACGTATTATCCAACTAAGAGGAAAATTTGTTCCTATGAATCCTAGAGAATGGGTACACAGATATAATGCAACAGTTCAAATAGGATTAGGTAGTGGATCTATGGATCAAAAACTAGAAGTCTTAGGTAGAGTTCTTGCAGTACAAGAAAAACTTATTGGTGCTGGTGGTATGGGCATTGTTGATCCTCAAAAAATTTATAACACCTTAGAGAAGTATTTAGAGAATGCAGGTTACAAAGATGCAAGTCAGTTCTTTAACAATCCTGCAAATATGCAACAACCACAACAACAAAAACCTGAAAAGCCTGATCCTGCTATACAGTTAGCACAGGCAGATCTGCAAAGACAACAAATGAAAGATCAAGCAGAGATACAATTAAAACAAAAGAAACTACAATTAGACGAACAAAAACTAGCATCGCAACTTTTAAAAGATGATGATGCTTCAGAAATACAAAAAGAAAAACTAGCAACACAAATATTACAACAAGGAATGAAAAGATAATGGTAACTCCGAATATGCCTTCTAACTCACAGGCAATAATAGATAAATTTTTAACAGGTGATTTTCAAACAACAGACTCTACAAATCCTTACATTGTTCCTGTAGATCCTTATGTTCCACCTGCGGCTGATCCTAATAATCCTGATAATACTATTCCTGATTGTAGTAAATTATTTCCTAATGAAAACAGAGTATATGATCCTGTCCAAAAAGCTTGTGTCTTAGTAGAAGAAATACGAGATCCACAAGAAGGAGATAACGATACTCTTGGTGAAGATCCCAATCAAGCATTATTAAGAAAAATGCGTAACGATCCTACAACAGGATATGGTGCATCAAATATTTTAGATGACTATATTATTCAAGGAATGGGTGATGGTACATTTTTAAAATTTGATCCCAGTGTTGGAAAGCCTCCTCCTATTTTTGGTTTAGGTTTATTCGATTTTTTAACAGGGGGTAATCAAAGACGAGAAAATAAATACAACGATGCAATAAAATTTATGCAAGATAACGCTTATGGTCAATCCGTAGGTAATGATTTGTTTAACGTTTTTACACCTCAACAATATTATAGAAATGTATCAGGTAATTTATTAGATCCTAATGCTCAAAGAACACCACAAGGACAAAATATAACTGTGGGAGAAGCTGTTGAAGCGGCTGTTAATAATGATTATTCAGAAGTTTCAAGTGGAGGCGCTCCAATAGCAGAAGATTTATCAGGTGGTTTGTTATACACCTCTCCTTTAACTTCAGTAGATTCTAGTGGCAATAGGACAAGAAACGATGATGCTTACAAAGCAGCAATAGCTAGAAACATAGAACGAAACAAAAAGAATTTAGGCACTAGCGGTTTTTCTATGAATGTAGGCGGTACTGGTAGAGCAGGATTTACTCGTGGAAGATAAAGAAATTAAAAGAAGCGACCAAGCTAAAAGAATATTACAAGATGAAATATTTATAGAAGCAGTGCGAAAGATTCGATCCGACCTAAATAATGAATGGTTAAATAGTGATCTAAAAAATTCAGAACAGAGAGAAAACATTTTTGTCATGAGAAGAATGTTGGAACTCGTTGTGATGCAACTACAGTCTGTTATGGAAACAGGCAAAATCATAAAAAAATAGGAGTAATAAATGGCAGAACAACCAGTAATGGACTCTGCAACAGAGACTCAAACCGAGTCTGTTGCACCAATGCCCAAGTCTCGAAATGTAAGAGAGACAGCAGAACACTTGAACAACTTACTTAATACAGAAGCCTCTAAGACTCAAGAAACTGCAAGTGAAGAATTAACAGAAGAAGTAAGCACCCCTGAAACGGATATTGACGAAACTTTTGAAGATGATGAACTAATAGATCAAGTTGAAGTAGAAGAAACAACTGATAGTAATGAGGAACTTTATAAGCTAACTGTTAATGGACAGGAAGTAGAAGTCACCCTTGATGAACTTAGAAAAGGTTATTCTCGTCAACAAGATTACACTCAGAAAACTGAAAAACTATCGCAAGATAGAAGAAATGTAGATCAATTAAAAAATGATTTTACTAAGCAATCTGAGGAGGCAAAAATCAAACGAGACCAATACGAAAAACAACTTCAAGTATTGTCAGAACAAATAAAAGCTAGTGAAGCAAAAGTTGACTTAGATAAACTTTATGAAGAAGATCCTGCTGAATATGTGAAAGCAAAAGCAGAACAGGATAGACGCAAAGAGGCACTTGAGTTAGCTAATAAAGAGCAAGAAAAAATCCAAGCTGAAAAACAAGAGGAGTATAATAAAACTTATGCTACTTATTTAGAACAGCAAAGAGAAGTTCTTTCTAAAAAACTACCTATTTATGCTGATAAAGAAAAAGGTCCTGAGTTTGTTAAAAATTTAACTAACTTCGCAAAGGACTCTTTAGGTTATTCCGATCAGGAAATAGCACAGCTTGTAGATCACAGAGCGGTTCTTATGTTAGCTAATGCTTATCGTTACGATAAGTTAAAAAAAGCTAATCTTAAAAATAAAAAAGTAACCAAAGTATCTAAGGTAGTAAGTTCTTCTAGCCCTAAAGTTCAAGATGATAGTGATGTTGTGAAACGTATGAACTCAAAAAAAGCAACTCTCAAGAAAACTGGAAAAGTTGCAGATGCAGTTTCCATTCTTGAGCAGATGTATTCTCAATAACACAACATAGAAAGGACTAAGTAATGGCACAACCAACCAATACTTTTGATACCTATGATGGTGTAAACTCAATAAGAGAAGATTTAGCTGATGTAATTTTTAATATTTCACCAACTGAAACTCCATTTATGAGCAACGCATCAAAAGGTACAGCAACAAACACACTACATGAGTGGCAAACAGATAGTTTAGCTGATGTAGCAGTAAACGCACAAGTAGAAGGTGATGATTATGCAGGAGAGGCTCGTGGAGCAACTGCAAGACTCACTAACTATACCCAAATCTCATCAAAGTCTGTAACAATTTCAGGTACAGATGATGCTGTAGATAACGCAGGTATGGGAACTCAAATGGCTTATCAATTAGCCAAGATGGGTAAAGAGATCAAGCGTGATATGGAAAATGCTATGATCGGCATTGAACAAGCTAAAGTTGCAGGTAATGCTTCAACAGCTAGAAAGTCTGCTTCAGTAGGCACATGGTATGGACCAGCATCAGGAATTAATAACTATTCCAAAGGTGGTTCACCTTCAGCAGTTCCAGTAGGAACAGGTGCAACAGCAATCGCTGGTGGTACTAACAGAACTTATGCAGAAGCATTATTAACAGCAGGACTTTTACAGTCTTTCACTTTAGGTGGAGAACCTGATACTGTTTTAATGTCTCCAAGTCATAAGCAGTTAGCTTCAGCATTTAATGGCGTGGCTACTAAATACAAAGATGCCTCAGATAAAGTGTCTATTGGCACAACTGATATTTATGTATCAGACTTTGGTGAAGTAGCTTTTGTTCCTGATCGTTTCCAAAACGCAAACAGAGTAGATATCCTACAAATGGATATGTGGAGTGTTGATTTCCTCAGACCATTCCAAACAACTGATCTTGCAAAGACTGGTGACTCAGACAAAAAACTATTGTTAGCAGAGTGGACTTTAACAGCTAAAGCACCTAACGCTAACTACGGAATATTTAACTTAACTGCATAATTGTAGAATAAAGGACTGGGAGGGTTTTTATGCCCTCCCTTTTTTCATTAACACAGGAGTAACAAATGGCAATATTTACAAATAAAAAACATACATCAGGTTTGTATAGTAAAGTTTCTAGTGCAATTAAATCTGATCAAATGATGAGCAAAGGTGGCAAAAGAAAACAATCTTCACAGACATCAATGGGCGATAGAAAATTTGATCCAATGCTAAAAATAAGTGGCAATCAAGGACTTCAAGTTAAAGGTACTATTGACATGATGATAGCAAAAGCAATCAAGTAACATGGCAAAAAAATTCTCTCTTAATGATCCTAATGATGGATCAACAGTCAAAACCAATTTAATTGTAGATGAAGCAGAGAATAAATTTCATATTGAGAACTATCAAGATAATGCTTCTATTAAAGAAATATTAGATGCTAATAAAGTAGCACAAAATGAAGGTGCTTATAAATCTAAAGTTATGCAAAATGAAAAAGGTTATCGTGTTGCTCGATTGCCTAATATAGTCGTACACCAATTAGCTAAACGAGGAATTATGACTTATGCAGGAAAAGTCTTAGATAAGCCAAGATTTTTTAAATGGTTAAATGACTCAGATAATAGACACTTCAGGATTTATACAGGTAATTTATAATGGCAATAACTACATACTCTAATCTCAAAACTACAATAGCATCTTATTTAAACAGAGAAGATTTAACAGCTTATTTAGGAGACTTTATTACACTTGCAGAAAGTAGATTAAATAGAGAATTACGAGTTAGAGAAATGGTAGAAATTAATACCTCAACAAATACAGTTGCAGGTACACAAAGTTATGATTTACCAACTGGATATTTAGAAGCCTTAACTGTTATCTATCAAAGCAATCCTTTTACAACATTAAGGTTTATGGCTAATACAGATTTTTATAACAAATATAATACATCACAAACTTCAGGAACTCCAAATTTCTTTACAATAGTTGGAACAAAAATTTTATTAGGAGTGCAACCTGATTCAGCAACTACATTACAAATTAATCATTATAAAAAATTAACTGCATTATCTGATAGCAATGCAACCAATGACATTCTTACAAATTATCCTGAACTATATCTTTATGGCGCTCTAGCAGAAAGTTCACCTTTTCTTATGCAAGATGAAAGACTACAAATATGGGCAGGACTTTATAAAGAGGCTTTAAAAAATGCTAATGAATCATCATCTAAAGGATCTACTACATCTTCACCATTACAAATGTCAGCAACGCAGGTGGCATAGATGATTGAGTTTGGCGATTTACAAGCTGATCTACCTGCGTATCAAAACTCAGGCGCATTAAAAGTAGATAATGTTGTTCCTTTGCGAAAAGGATATAGAGCATTAGCTGGTTTTCAAAGTTTAACTACAGCACCTTTAACAAGAGAAGGATCTTCTGCACCATTAGATGCAGTAGGATTATTTTCCGCATTTCTTAGCGATGGTGTTACTAACTATTGTGGTAATGCTACGAGGTTATTCCAAATGGATAACAATGGAGATTTTGTAAACAAGTCAAAGTCAGGTGGTTACAATAATTCAACAACATCTAATGCTAGAGACTTTTGGGCATTTACACAGTTTGGTACAAACATTATTGCAACTAATGGTGCTGATAATATACAAAAATTTGATCAAGGTACTGATAGTTTATTTTCAGATCTTGTTGCAATCAAAGCTAAATATTTAGCTGTTATAAGAGACTTTGTTGTTGCTGGATATACAACAGAATCAAGCACAACATATAACCAACGAGTTAAATGGTCAGGACTAAACGACAGTTCAACATGGACACCTAGCCAAGCAACTCAGTCAGGTTTTCAAGATATTGTAGGTACTCATGGTAACTTACAAGCAATAGTTGGCGGTGAGTCTTTTGGAATTATATTTTTTGAAAAAGCTATTTATAGAATGGAATATGTAGGTACTCCACTCATATTTACATTTAATAAAATAGCAGATAACATAGGTGCATTCTCTCCTAGATCTGTTTGTTCTTTTGGTAGTGATATATTCTTTTTATCTCAAGATGGTTTTTATAAGTTATCAGGTGGTCAACAACTAACACCGATTGGCAATGGTCGTATAGATAATTTTTTCTTCGAAGATTTATCATCACAATTAGATGGTATTTGTTCAGCAATAGATCCTAATAACTCTATAGCTGTATGGTCCTATCGTGGATCAGGTGCAACAGGTAGCACTAATAATAAATTATTAATTTATAATTATTCAGTAGATAAATGGAGTACAGGATCAGGACAAGATTTAGAGTTTGTTGCAGGTGCATCGCAAGAAGCATTTAATACATTAGAAAGTTTAGATGTTTTAGGAGACCTTGATAACTTAACTAGATCTCTTGACTCTTACTATTACGGAGAAGGTATTGTTGGTCTTGCAGGATTTAATTCTTCTCATTTGTTTGGTAAATTTATTGCAACAAGTTTGTCAGCAACAGTTGACACAACAGAATTTGAAGGTGCTGAAGGTAAAAGATCAACACTAATAAATTGTCGTCCTATTGTAGATGGCACTGCAAACACAACAGTTACAGTAACACCAATAACTAGAGACTCACAACTTAATAGTATTTCTGTAGGTACTGCTGTAGCTAACAATGCTGATGGATCTGTTCCGTTAAGATCTACAAGTAGATATCATAGGGTAAGAGTAAATGTGACTGGTAACTTTAATACTTTAAGTGGAGTAGATATAGAGGCTAGACCTGAAGGTAAAAGGTAATGGCAGACAATTCCTTTCCTACAGTACCTTTATCTATACCTGATACTGCACAGCATTTACGATTAGTTTCAGCTTCCTTAAACAATACGATTAATGGGAAGTTAAATAGCACAGGCACAATAACTTTAACTGCAAGTGCTACAACAACAACTCTTACAGACGCAAGACTTGGTGGTAATTCAATTATATTATTTATGCCTACAACTGCTAATGGCAGAACAGCATTAAATGGATTGTATGTGTCAGCAAGGGCAGAAGGGAGCGCTACACTAACTCATGCAAGTTCAGGAAACACAGATCAAGACTTTTCCTATACGATCATTGGATAACGTAGTTACAAGAGTACCAAGCGAAGATTTATTATTTATTTGGAGTCAAGTGTCTCCCCTACTAGAAAAAGCATTAGACGAAACATATACTATTAAAGATATTTTATACGGACTGTCTAATGAACGTATGCAACTATTTATAAGTTGGAATGATAGTAAAATAGAAAGTGCTGTTGTTACAGAAATAGCACAATACCCAAAAGCTAAAATACTAAGATATTTTTTAGCTGGAGGAACGAACCTAAATAACTGGTTAGAAAGAATACAAGAGAAAATAGAAAAGTTTGCAAAGCAAAATGAATGTACTCACCTTGAAGTCGCTGGACGTAAAGGCTGGGTAAGAAAGTTAAAAGGATATCAAATGAAGGCAATAATATTAAGTAAGGAAATAAAATGAGCAAAGGCAGTAATCCAACTAATGTAACAACAACTACATCAGCAGAACCATCTGAATTTATAAAACCATATTATACACAGGCTATTGATGCGGCTCAAGATTTATACCAATCAGCATTGCCAAGTTATTTCCCAAACAATACTTATGTTGATACACCAGCAGAAACTAATGCGGCATTAGCATTGGCAACTAATAGAGCAACAGCAGGTAATCCATTATTAAATCAATCACAGACAGAAGCGTCAAAAATACTTTCAGGTGATTATTTATCGCCTACTACTAATCCTTATGCTCAAGGTTTGTTTAATCAAATGGCTGATGACATTAGCACAAAAGTTAATTCACAGTTTACAAGAGCAGGTAGATTTGGATCAGGTGCTAATCAAGAAGTATTAACAGACTCGTTAGGTAATTTAGCTAATCAGGATTACGGAGATCAGTATAATCGTGAAAGACAAAACATGGTTAATGCAACACAACTTGCTCCTCAACTTGGTGAAATGGATTACAATGATATTACACGATTAGCACAAGTTGGTGATACTCGTGAGTCTATCGAACAAACAAAATTACAAGATGCTATGGCTAGGTTTGATTACGAACAACAAAAACCATACATTAAATTAAATCAATATCTTGGTGCATTAGGTGCTAACGTACCAATGAATACATTACAGACACAACCTTATTTTAGAAACACAGGAGCAGGATTGCTTGGTGGCGCTATGGCTGGTGGTCAACTAGCAGGTATGATGGGAGCGGCTAATCCAATGGCATATATGTTAGGTGGCGGTCTGTTAGGAGGATTTGCGTAATGGATATACAGGCTCTTATAAATGAAAGAATAATGAACAAATATGCTAAACCTACAAACAATAATCAAGGTGGTTTTGGAGGATTGTTAAATTTTGTTCAATCACCTAGAGGTATGGATATGGCTACAGGTTTATTAGCACAATCAGGTTATTCCCCTACTCCTACAAATTTAGGATCAGCTTTTGGTAAAGCCAATCAATATGCGTCAGGTATGGAAATAAAAAGAAATGCAAATGATTTAGCTGAGTTACAAGCTTTAGGAACAATATATAAAAATACAAAAGCACCTAAAAAATCAGATTTTTTTCAACAGTTAGATATGTTTAATCAAATATCATCTATACCAGCAGATCAAAGATCAGCAGATCAAATAAATAGTCTCGAAATATTAAATGATAAATTAAAAAAAGATCCAAGTATAAATGAATTTAAAGTTTATCTTGCTAATAAATACCAAAGCGGTGAAGAATTAACAAAACAAGATAAAGATTTATTAGGCTTCTTAAAAACTATTGATCCTATTGCTCAACTATTGTCAGAAAGAATTGAAAGTAAAGTAGGTGGTAGTGATACTAAAAAAGATAATAAAAAAACTTTTGATGCTCAATCTGAAATTTCAAAAATGGAAAATGATATGACTACCGAACAAGCAAAAGAATATTTTAACAATTTACCTCAAGATCAACAAGACGCAATAAGAAAAATATTAAATGGCTGATCTTAGTTTTTTAAAAGAATCAACAAATGAAACTAAAGCAGATTTAAGTTTTATTAATGAAACACAAAAAACAGATTTAAGTTTTATTAATGAAAGCAATAATGAAACTAAAGCAGATTTAAGTTTTATTAATGAAACACAACCTTCTACAAATAAAATAGAACCTGAGATATTTGGTCAACCATTATCTGAATTACAAAAATTAGATAATAGTGCGATTTCAAATGTGATTGGAAATACTTTTGGTAAAGATTCTGATTTAAGACAAAGGTACGCTGATGTAGGTGTGCCTGAAGGTGCTAAGATAGCTGGATCAAAAGAAGAAAAAGATTTTTTTGGTTTTAATACAGTACCAATGGATCAAACAAAAGTCTTGGGAGTAACAATAGATAATCCTCTTTCTTTGTATAACAAATCAGATGGTGTATTAGATTTTGGTAAAAATATTTCTAAACATATTAGTAAAGATGTTTTAGGGACAGGGTATTCTGCTCTTAACCAAGCATGGAAGGCTACCGAGACTTTAATAGATGTACCAGTAGATATAATAACACAATCTATAGAAGAAACTGTTTTAGCTACTTTAGGCGAAGATGGTTTTGCAGATTTGCAAAAAAAAATATTTAAAAGCAATACTGTCAAAGCTGAAGATATATCAGAACTTATGAAAGAAGTTACCTATATTGTATTAGCAGATACAGCATCAAGAGCGCCCAAACAAAGTAATAAAGCAATTTTTAACGATCAACTTATTACAATAGAAAAAGCTATAAAAGCAGATCAACAAAAAATAGTTAATGACGTAATAACAAAGAATGAAAAAGATCCTTTAAATGTTGCTCCAAAGAATGATTACATTCAAGCTAAAGAAGAATTTTTTGTTCAAAACAATAAAGAAAGACTTGAGCCTTATTTAGCTGAAGCTGAAGGTAGAGTTATAGATTATGCTTCTAACTTAATAGCTAAAGAAACTAATAAAGATCCTATGGCTGTTAAATCAACAGTTACAAATTTATATAATCAAAATAAAACAAAGAATAACATTCCTAACTATCTTAAAAACATTTTTGATTTTAGAAAAAATAGTTCAAAAAGAACTTTAGAACAAGCTTATAAAGAAAGCCAAGGCGCAAAAAGGTTTGCAGAAATACAAGCACAATATCGTCCTTCTGAAATATTTAAACAAATTGCAAAAGAGTTTCCTGATGTAAGAAGTATAGTAGAAAAAAACAAAGGTGTTAAACAACCTATTTCAAGACAAACTATTTTAAGTAATTTTGTTAGAGATCTTAAAGTTCCAGTTACACAAAAGAAATATGGTAAAGCATTAGGTGTTTATTTCCATGATGAAACTGTAACATCATTATACAAGTATGACTTGAATACCATTGCTCACGAAATGGGACACTTTATTAATGGTAGATTTCCTAAGATTACAAAAAACTATAGAGAAAATTTAATTTTTGATAAAGAGTTAAAAGCAATATCTTATGATAAGTTTAGTAATGCTGAAGGGTTTGCTGAGTTTATACGTTTGTATTTAAACAAACCTGAAATGGTGCA